GTGCCCGTTTTGCCTTCTCTTGCCTTCTCTTGGCTTCGCTCCGCTCTGCCTGTCTCGTCCCTCTAGTCCCTGTCTGCAATATATCTACCTACTTTGATACCAATGTCATTGTTGCTATACCACACTTGTCTTGCTTCTATCATTCTTCTAATCCACTTATCTAGGTTGTTTCCTGTCCCTAAATGGTATACCTCATTAGCATTCCCGCACTCTACATTATGTGTATATATATAGCTATCCTTATGTTTGTCTGTTGGGTCGTTTGCCTTATGTGCGTATATTGCACACTTTCCATCATCAAATCTAACAGGCTCTAACATTATATACACTCCTCTCGTGTATATGTATATATTCTTAGCTAGGCTCTTGTACTTAATGTTGGGGTTTATATGTGGTACGTCCTCAACTTGCCACCCCTCACCCGTAATTGCTTCAATACCCTTCGTGTTGAATCCAAAATACTCTTGCATTATCTGCATATTGGTATTGGTCTGTCGCCTGTCTAGCAACTCACAGTATATAGATGTACCTTTACTCGTCTTTATAAGGGTGCTGTCTCCTGCATCACTACAAGATATGAAATCCCTCAACTCTAACTCATCAAAGTATTCATGCCCTTTGTCTATCGTGTTGGACAACAGGATTATCTTACACCCCGTCCGTGATCTGAATAATGTTGATAATATGTTGTTGAGTCTTAAGAAGTCGCCGCGTCTCTGTGAAGCATTTTGGAACTCATCGTATATTACTAAGTCTGCGTCTGGGCACGCATAACCAGATTTATATTCGTCGGACTCATCAACGTCCATTACTCGCGTGCATGGGTTTATATCTATGTCTTTAATTTCTTCTCCGTCTCTGTTGCACAAATACCAACTTCTCTTCATCCTCTTGTACACTATGTCGTTCCACTTCCCACACGTGAGCTTCGTTATATAGTCATAGCGTTTGATTGTGTCATATATAGTGTTGATTTTAGATTCTGAAATCATTGTGCGGCTCGTTCTTAAATAGTGTGTGACTGTGTTATATCTTATATATGCGGCTATTCCGACTATAAGCCACGTCGTGGTCTTTGCTCTGTTTCTTTCGCTCAAGAACACATTCCACGTTGCTTTAATTTTTCGTGGTATGAGAAATTCTTCAGTGAGTGCTCCCGCACTCACTGAGTCTTTTATGGCTTGGTTAATATCTAATTTACTCTTAGAGATAATAGACTCCCCCCTTTAACTTATCTTTAAGATCGCGTTCAACCCATTCAGGGCATCTGAATACTATCTGTGGGTTGTGTACCACTGAAAACCCTCTTAATGTGTCGATTTCAGACCATGTTCCAATCTTATACCCGACGTTGTCCTTAAATCCTTCAGGGATATATGCTGGAGTTGAGTATATTATAAGTGCAGGACTCTTCATTCCCATCAGCCCCGCCATGTCTGATAGTCGTCCAGACTGTTGCACATGACTTTTAGTTAGAGCCGTATCAACTCCGCCCCCTATAGCAGATATTGCTGATGCCGCTCCACCCTTAGTCGCTAACGACATAGCGGACGACATTATCGTATTAACAAATGCCTGTGTCTTAGCGGTTGTGTCGTACGCAGACAAAGGTATTTGACTATACACTTGACATGGGTATGTCTTATATACCTCGCTAAATTCAGGGTACCTGTTTTGTCGAATCTCGACAAAACATAGTCCTTGACCGTCAAGCAGACATATGTGGTATTCTATGTGGATTGTGTTGTTTTGTAATATATCGTTGTCTATGTCAACAAATCCTACGTGCGGCAAATATAATTGTGCTTCTTTAAAGGGGCTATAGTCAAGATATGATGCATATTCTTCGCCTAGCGTTATTGAGCCACAATCTACAGTAGTAAACATCTGAGTTATTGCCGCCGCAGATACACCTGTATCAACGTTGCCGCAAACTATTTGTTGTCTGTCTACGATTGGCAAAGGGCAGTCTGTGAGATATAGACCGCACACAGCCTGCATTGGGTCTTGCTGGATCTTTATTATATTGTCAAAAAAATCCTTACTCCACAGAAAGTTGTTAAATGCTTTAACTTCATCTATCTGTGGGTTAGTTAATCTTATACCGCTCCCAGATATTTGTATATTTGGGGTGTCTGGCATTCCCACAGGGTCAATCTTTGGAGGGGTTGGAAGTCCACCCTCATCTTCGTCACCTTCTTTCGATGGTGTTGTTGGTGCACGTTTAATTCCATACAACTGTCCACCTGTTGTTGCATTGTTGTAATTAAAGTAAGTTCCTGCAAATAGTTTAACGTATTTAGCCGTTTCGTTAGAGAAGTAGTCCGATACCCATAATGCCACTCCTAATATATTTGATTCAGACGTTGGGTCGGGTTTATGTCTTAATACTGATATTTTAACACCGTGTTTTAGTAGTGCACCACCTTCAGCCGCCCAGAATGCATCATAGTTGGCGGCATTGATAGGCTCTTTATTACAGTACATTGCAAAGCCAGTTTGGGTCGTAGGACTCCCTGAAATTACTTGGTATTGCCATTTGAATTTGACTTTCATTCCCGGTGAATCATTAAACTCAACATCCCATTCCTTCCCGAGTTCAAGGTCTCCGCCCAGCCCCGTCTTAATGTCGTATATTGTTGCCGCAGAAGGTGGAAACCCAGCTAAATCAATTCGGCTTGGGAATGATGTATAGCTATAACCATACGTCCAATCTGGGTGTGTTGTATCTGGTATTACTGTTCCAGCGAGTACAATTTTTGTTGACGTATAGTGTCTCTCATCAACTAGATACCACCTGCCATTAACCTTTACATATTCTTTTGCCATGTGTTATATCTCCTTTCCAACCGTAGACAAAACATATTCGTAGCTGGAATTGAATCCAGCTCCAAACTTTTGGCTATACATTATTGGATATGTCCGCGCATACTGTGCATTGTCGCTGATGTACATGTTAAAATGATTACTATTGCGATCAATTATAAACTTTTGATGTGTTAGCTCATATTGATATGTTGTGAGCGTGTCAAGCTCAAGGTCAAATACATAGCGACTGCCGCCGACTGATTTTATATCTCGTATAAAATAATACTTTCTCTTGTCTCTCCAATCTGGGGTGTGTAAAGGTGCGCTTCCGATTTGGATATAGTTGAAGTCGTCGTACGTGAAATCTTTTCCATCTTCAACAGTCAAAGATACCTGTGGGGTGTACTCTGACGTATTAGGCAGATAGTTAATATCTACCTCTGTTTTATTTGATAGTTCCTGCCCCTCACGCTTATTAACTATGCGTGTATCTCCTGACCGATAATATAACACTGCATTCATTTATTATTACCTCACTATTCTAAAAGCCATTCGCTATAGCTTTCCATGTCTCTGTCAAATGTCGGACTTGCGGCATAAGCAATCCATAATTCCCAAAACTTATTCCAAAAGCTATAATTTACATAAAACTCTAAAAATTCAGTCATCATTGCAGTTGCAGTAGTAACACCGATATTACCTTCAGTTTTTTCTGTTGTCACATCTGTTACATTATGATACTCTTTAGTATCAGTATCTGTTCTGTTATTGTATGTTAGAGTATCAGAATAATGTCTAGCAGATATATCATTAGTAGTCTTATCTGTAGCAGTGTCTGTGTTTGATTCGCTTACATTGCTTCGTTCTCCATAATTCGACGTTGACTGTATCTTTGTGTTATCCTCATCCGCATTGCCGCTATATTGCACTTCATCGGTGTTGATGAGGTTAGTATTATATGATGTATCGTGATGCTTACTAATCTTTGACTGATTATTTTTATGCTCGACATTGTTAGTGCCGTTAGTTGTATCTGTATACTTTCCGAATTTGTCCGTATCAATAGTCTTTCTAGCTCCTACCTCATCGGTGAATACGTCTGTATACTTATCTTCAGTGTGATCGCTTGTCTGACTGCCATCATATGCGCGCACGTTACTTTCAGTTCCTGACCTAACAGCGGTGATCGTGGATGTTCTGTCGTAGTTGTAGACTGGATTAAATTTTACTGCTTCAAGTTCCCATAATTTTTTTAACGCTGTGTAGTTTTGTGACAAAAATCCAGCATTGATTTTTGTCAATTCGCTTATTATGTCGCTTTGTTTTTTTTCTGTCGCCGCGTCAATCTCAGATGGTTCTAAAATCTGAGGTACAACATAACTATAATAGTGCTGATTTAGTATGTTTTCAACATCCTTTGTCCGCGCTTCGTACTCGTCCCACCATCCTGCTGGGTATCTATTCCGTATCGTCTCACTAAATATCCTGCGCGCTGTCTCAGGGTATTCTGTATTAACCCTGAGGCAGCGCATGAACGAATTAACAGTTGATACGTGTTTTATATTTTCCATTTGCTCAACTCCTCACTATCATAGCACTATACCCTTTTTTCTTGAGCTCGTTTCTAAGTTTTTCCGCGTTCTTCTTGTTCTTAAATGCTCCGACCTGCACTTTATAGTAGCCTGTCACTTTTGAGATTGTTGAGATGCCGAGTGTGTCAAGTATTCCTCTTGCAATCGCTATCCCAAATTTATTACACTGCGCTTCAGTTTTTATCTTTGATGCGTCACTTGGGTTATCAACAAATGCCGCTTCTGTAATCACAGCAGGCATATCTGTCATTCTTATAAATCCGTAATAATCCATGTCGCCCTCTGCTCTCTGCTTTATTCCTCGATTATTCTGTCCTATTTTAACAAGGTTTTCCAAAATATTAGTAGCAAGTTTCTTCCCCTTGCCACCATTAACCGAGTAAAAAACTTCAGCACCAGAGGCGCCGCCTGCGTTGTTATGGATGTCTATTGCCAAATCAGCCCCCCAGTGATTAGCTTCCTTGACCTTTTCAGAGATTGAAGAGTCGCAATCCGTTGTTCTGCTTAGCTTGACTGATACACCGTTATCTCTCAGACACTTCGCACATGCAAGAGCCATCCTTAAATTAGCCTGTTTCTCAACTACATATCCGACGGCACCGTAATCACTGCCGCCGTGCCCTACTCCTATGTATACTTTCTTTTCCATCTGCTATCTCCTTTCATCTTCTAAATCATCAATTCTATGATTAATTACCTTGATCTGCTCTTCCACAACAGGCATCCGCTCTGCAAAGTGATTGTGTTTGTCAACTTTCTTCTCAAGCAGTTTTATGCGATAATTCGTGAGCTTTGCGCCCGAAAGCGCGCCCACGATTGTCCCCATAAATGATATTGCCGCAACTATAATCGTATCAATCATTGTTTGACTGTCCCCCATTTGTGTTGCTTGCGTCTGACCACCCCTCAGCGATCACATATGCAATCACTGATGCACCTGCAATTATCAGTGATGCAACCTGTGTTGCATCGCTCTCAGGCTTTCCTAAAAAAACCATCATCATTGATACAAAGTTTGTAACTGTCACCCAAAACTTTCTACTAGTAATTTTCCTTATCAAGTCCTTTTTTTTCATTTTTCTAGATCTCCTTTCTTGTCTATACCTTCATCAAGTTCTATATCTTCAATCTCTTCTGTTGCATCCTTGTTGCTCATGCACCAGCTCCAAGCTGGGCTAAAATGATAGTCAAATTCAGTTCCAAACCGCTCATTGACACGGCGCGCCCAATCCTGTCTGCACTGTAACATGTCGCATGGTGTAATCATGCTATAAGCCTTGTAGCCCTCAAGCTCAACTGTAGTTTGCTGTGCCATTTTCCCTGTACTCTGCATATCCATGCCGTACTGATTCCACCACCGTCGTAGCAGGTCATCATACGCTTTAGAGAGATACTGCAATTTCTCCACGCCGTCTGGGTCTGTGATCGTGAGCACATCAAGCTTTACACCATTGCCATTGACCTCATCTGCAAATGATATGTCATTAACTATAGTTTCGCTGTTGTCTGATTTCTTGTTGTCTCTTATAATCTTATCAATTATCTGCTTCATTTTTGCAGATTTCGCAACGGGCACGGGATGAATACGGCTATATATTACATTGTTTTTCCAGCTTTTTTCTATTTCTGTAAACAGTTCCGCGTATCTGTACAGGTCGAATGTTGGGACTCGTTCGCTGTTATTCCAACCTAATATAATATCTTCTCCGACCTTGCCGCGTATTTCTTCCTTACCATTTCTAGTCTTGATTACTCCAAGTGTTCCAAATCCGTATACGTCTATAGCCCCGCCGAGTGTGGTTACATCCGCGTACAAGCCGCCGTTTTTGAGCTTGCCAGCTCCGCACTCTCCGTATCGACAAAAGCAACGCTCAACCTGCCTAAACATATCATGTTCCATGTTGTCGCACACGAACATGGAACACATCTGATTCTCTAGTGTCGTGATATAATGCAACATTACCTCGTCACCACAAGCCCATGGGCTTGTGTTTTCTTTTTTACCACAAGCCCATGGGCTTGTGGTAAAAAAGTCGTAATTATAAAAGTTATTAATCATTTAATAACACTCCTTAATCTACGATAAAAGCTATCATGTTATAGCTACTGTCAACCCACGCATTGAGTGCGATATGATTCCACATATTCCAAAAGTCGCATGACGCCGTATAAGATGATGTAACCTTGTTTGCGGTTCTTTCTGCGATACCGATTGCAAGCGTATCATATGCAAACGCTATCACATTTGATACACTGTATGCGCCATCTCCAATCCCCATTTTGTTTGTATTGTCCGCGCTTATCTTGATGCTTGATGTTGTTGCAATGTCGCCGACTGAGTCTGTGTCATTGACCGCCTGCCACCAGTTCATTTTGTAGTAGTCGCCCAAATCCATCTTGTTGTCGTGATAAAGACTCGCCGTTCTCTTTGATGCAATTCTTTCAAATGCGGAAAGAATGACAAGATTGTTGTCCTCGTCTGGGGTGAAGGTTGGCGCGGTCTTGTTGTTGAAGGCTGATGTATATTCTCTCATGTAGTCTTTTGTAAGTTTGATCTCATTGAGTACATAGTCGATACATTCATCAGACTTATAAAAGTCTGATGCTGTTGCACCTTCCGCAATAAGTCCTTTTGCGATAGCTTCAGTCAATACGTGTCTTGCTGTCTTAGTTGCCTTGTCCGATATAGCAATTCCCGCATTGATCAACTGCTTAGTTAATACTCTTGTATATAAGGCAAGAGTGTTCTCGACCTGTGCTTCCATTGCCGCAATATACGACGCCATCATTTCCCACGTTGTCATCGACTCATTAAGTGTGTCATTGTACACCGTCCACTTGATTCTAACTGCCTTAAGCTCTTCAAAGATCTTAGCATACGTGACAGGAAGTACAGGTGTGTGCTCATCATCACTATAAGACTTGCCGCCCTGAAGCATCCATTTAGGGTCGTCCTCAACTTCATACAGTCCAAGTCTCACCTTGAGAATGTATCCGCCGTACTCCATTGCAGTCTTGTAAATATTTGGCAGATCTGAATTGGAGAATGTTCGGTTATCCATTATCCAATCTGCAATCTGCACCATAAGCGTTTTCGTAAAGACGTCTGTCTTGCCTGCATCTTCCATATCCTTGCCAACATCTGCTAACTTCCACGTGTCCAAATCTGCAAGTTTGTTGTTGTTTTCACCTGTTCCAGGAAAGTAGTCCGCGCCCATTGTCTGACCGATTGCGTTAATAATTAACTTCTGTACCTCTTCAATTCTGTTTGCTAACTTTGTGTTTGCCATGTTTTGCTCCTTTCAAAATTCAACTTGCAATGTAATGTAATATGTGTATTAATTAATATTTATTATAATACAATAGTAATAATATTACAACTTTAATATTTCGCGCAAATACCAATGCGATAGCTCCGCATCCGCCGCGCACTTTCCGAGTGTGACACTCTCGTACTTGTAACATGCTCCGCCGGTTCCGTCTCTGCTTAATATTCTTCTTGCGTTTGATATTTCTGTTTCATTCTTAAACATATCAAACGTTACTCCTTCCATAGCGTCTTTAAGTATTCCGCTACACTTGTAGATTAACTTACCATCCGTTTCATACATATATCGTTTGCAACCTAGTGCCTTGAACTTGTTGTATTGCTCAACCGTCCACATTCCCAAGTCTACAAACTCACCTTGCAGTTTCTTATTCTCGTTTATTCTCTTGACTTTATAATTATGCTCTTTAACAACTGTTTTAAAATAGTCTTTATTGCCAACACAATACACACTGTCTGTATCTCCGTATATGCTATGCAACCCATTGCATTTAAGATCGCAAATTAAGTCCGCTTGTTGCAATCGTGTATATGCCGCCGTCCAGATTCCCCAAAAGGGACTTAATATTTTATTTGATATTATCTTGTTATATTCCTGTCCTACTCCTTGTCCTTCCTTATTGCAGATAGTCATATTTAACTTTTGTGCTGTTAATCCATACAACATGTTTACATCACGCTTCGCTTCTGTATACTCGTTCCCTGTTACTCCGCTATGCTTTAACTTCTGTTTATGCCTGACTGTCTGTTTAATACTTGTGCGCAAGTATGAAGGTAGCGGGTTACTGTGAGCAATCCAAGCCGCGTTGATGCTGATGTCGTCCCACATATACATTATCTTATATATCTTTAAGTCTACTTCCGTAATCATTACGCGCATTTCATCCGCATATAATATACCTTTGCCATCCCAAATCGGGTTTTTTAAATCAATATACTTATTTTCCCAACCCATCATCATCTTGGGTTTTACATTCTTAAACGTCACATCTAATATCGCGCTCATGTGTTTGTTAATCGCATCAAGTGCGATAAACCCATCAACTTTTGTAAATGCTGTTGTCGGATAATTGTCTACTAACATATGCCACACATGCGCGCTTGTTATGTCTGCCGCGTGTACATCGTTGTATATAGTGTCTGATTTTGCTTCACAAAACACCTTACCCCCTCTATATAGCCACTTTATAACCGCCCTATACAGTACCTCGTCTGGGTATAGACTCCGTATGCGCTCATGCGTCCATGTTGTTTGATTCAACCAATTATCTTTGAGTCTCTGTCTTACTACTCCCGTCTTACTATACACTAACACCCCCACGCTCTTGCACATCTTATGATAAGCTGATGCCGTTCCCTTGTACTCTACTACTCTGACATTATCTCCTAAATCCAAATAGACAGGTTCGGTCTCAGTCTTTAAAAACGGTCTTATTATACTATCATTTTTTATATTTGCATACAAAATCTTGATGTCATTACAGATGCATATATAATATATATGTGCCTGTCTCTTTCTACCGTCCTTGTCTCTGTAATACTGCGCACTGTCTGCAATGTCTTTAATGTCATTAATTACTTCGTGTATCGTTCCGGTTATCATCTTATTTCCAAACAATGCGTTATCCTTACCTATCACTATAGGGCATGAGCTCACTGTATTATTATACTTGCGTGAGCTATTGAGCAGTGCATGATAGTTATTAGTTAATATTCCGTTCTCTATCATTTCTATCTCTGTCATACATTCCACGCTCCCTGTCTCTTCTTTTCTTGATACTTTTCTAATCCCTCTTTGAGGTAATAGTTATACGAGTCTGTGTCTGCCTGTTTTTGTCTCTTAGCTGTTCTCAATTTGTCTATGATTTCATCGTGTGTTCCACTGTAATCCTCTTCAGCACCGCTTGTTCCGTACTCTTCCACAAGCTCATTTGATAGAGACTGTATTATTAAATTCTTCTTATTTTTCCCTTTTAATCTAAAGCCCTCTTCGATGTCCTTTGCAGTTAAATTTCCTTCTTTCTCCTTACGCGTCAAGGACTTGTACTCATCTGTATAATCAAGTCCTTGTTTCATCCAAGCTACCTTACGTTGTTTATATGCTCTCTTTTTTCTCTGATCTTCTGATAGCGGTTTTCGCGTATTCTTCTTCGTTGCTCTAAATCCCGTACTCTCAAGCGCGGCAAACTGTTTCGACTCAGCACCATACTTCTTCTTATAATAACTCTTTC